AGCTGGTGATAGTTCATCTGCATCAGGCTCAATAACCACTAAAACAGCGGGAGGCGTTTCAGTTACTCGCGCATCAAATAGTAGTCAGCAGCTTGGCATATCAGATGGGTTTTATATGTCAACTGTGTATGGACAAATGTTTTTAAATATTCGCAACACTTGTTTTGTTGGTGCTATGGTTGCTAATTGCTTATGACTGTTTCAGCGAAAGTTCAAATTAAAAAAGACGCTAAAAAAGCACAGCGTCAACTGGATGTGTTGAATAAATCATTACAAGGTAAGCAACATGTAGTCATAGGCTTACCGGCTAATTCTAATAACTACCCTGATGGAACATCAGTTATTGAGGTTGGTATAGTTCATGAATTTGGAATAGGGAAAGTTCCACAAAGAAGCTTTTTAAGGGCTACTCTTCAAATAAAAAAACGGAATTATAAAGCATTATTTAAAAAACTATCAAAACAAATGGTGGTAGGAAAAATAGACAAAGCGCAGGCGCTCGGATTAATGGGGGCACAATTTCAGGCTGATATTATTGACAGGATTAGCACAGGCATACCTCCAGAATTAAAAATAAGGGAGGGGACAGCCTTGATTGATACAGGTCATTTGCGCCAGTCTATAACATTTGAGGTTCGAGACTAATGCCAATCAATGTATCAGAAGCATTATGCGCAGATACGGCTGAGGCCATAACGGTAGAGCGGTCAATGGCTGGTGCTTATGTTGACGGCATTTATCAACAAGGTGGAACATTTACATTTAAGACAATAGCAAGCGTGCAACAGCCATTGGCAGATGATTTACAGAATTTACCGGAAGGCGAAAGAGATAAAGACATTAAAAAGTTTATCTCTAAAAAACAGATAAAAACCACTGATGACAGGGGCGAAATACCGGCTGATGTGGTAATTTATAATAGCGTGCGATATAAGATTATTGCCGCTCAAGATTGGAATGCATACGGGCATACAACGGCCTTTGGTGCTCGTGTAAGATAACTATTTAACTGATTAGAAGGTGAAAAAATGGCTGGTATAACTCCAAACGAAGGTGAAACACTAGTAGCAAATTTGATTTATCCAAATGCTGATGTTGACAGAGGGACTAATTTAGATTTGGTACTATTCACTAATGCAACAATTGATGAAACGATTACAGAGGCAACCCTTACTCAGCCAACAGGAACAGGCTATGCAGCAATAAGCCTTGTTGATGGAACTTGGACTGTTGTAGGTGATACAGCGTCTTACGCTGAGCAAACGTTCACAGCCGGAGTTGGTGGATTTACAGGTTCTATTTATGGTTATGCTATTTTGACCACCGGCACGACGCCACGTATTCTTGATATTGAGGTTGACCCTAATGGCCCGTACACCATGAATGAAAATGACACATATAAAATCACGCCAAATATTACTATCGCGTAATAGTTAAAAGCTATGTGTGAGATATTAATTAAAGCTGGTAATAATAAATCTAATGATAGTCAATTAGATAAACAGATGTACAAGAACGGCGACATTGTTTTTGTGGCTGATGACGGGCATGAATGGAGCGACTTGGAACTAGACACATCGGTTTTTAATGTTGAGAAAATCCCTGGTATTAATAAAGATATTTATGATAAGTACATGGAAGTTCATTTTGAAAAAACAGGTAAGAAGAGAAATAAACGAAATACAAAAGCTAAGGAAAGCAGAGTTAAATTTAAGAGAAGATTCAAGTTTGTAAAAGGTGTTGGCGTTATTGATAAAACGACTAATAAGGCAGAAGTTATTTAAAATAAAATGGCAACTGAAATAATCCATTCTATCAGGTCATCAGGTGGCGATTATACGTCGCTATCTGCATGGGAGGCCGCACAGCAAAGGGACCTTGTTGCGGTTGATGAGGTTGCCATTGCTGAATGTTACGACGACTGGGTTAATGGGTTATCTGATCAGGTTACTATATCTGGATGGACTACCGATACAACCAGGAACATTATAATAAGGGCTGCCACTGGTCATAGGCATAATGGAACCCCACAAAGTGGATTTTTCATTAGTAAAACTCAAGGTTTTGCTTCTCTTATAAATGTCTTAGTTGCAAATGTAGAATTAAATGGAATGGATGTGGAGAATGGCAGCTTCTCAGGACGCGCAATTTCTCCAGGTAATAATAGTAATGTTTTAGTCGTTGATTGCATTGCAAAATCAAATGAAACGGCTTTTACAGCTATTGGCACCGGCGTAACGATACGAAAATGCCTTGCTTATGATTCAGTAACAGGCTTTGACGTTTTAAACTGGACAGCGCCTGTACTTCAAAATTGCATATCAGAAAATATCACAAATGGCGTTAGAAACGGTGCAAATGGAGCTGGTGCAACGTTACAAAATTTTGTTTGTTTTGGAAATGCTAATTCTTATGTAGATAACGGATCAGGTTATAGCGGGTCTAATAATGCTGCATCTGATGCAATACCAAATACTCCACCCGGAACATCGCCGCTATTAACCAATATAGTTTCGGGTGATTTTGTAGACGAACCTAATAACAATTTTCATCTAGCATCTGGCAGCAGCTTAGATGGTGCTGGTGTAGATTTATCAGCAGATTTCACCACTGATATTGATGGCGACACAATAGTCGCGCCGTGGCCGATTGGGTTTGATTACATTGCCTCGGCAGGCGGCGCATTCAGCATAACTGGTGATGTTACAAAAACAAAAACAAGTAATGCAGCTCTTAATTTTACGTCTAACTTCTCATTATCTGGAGCAGTAACAAAGACCAAAGTATCAAATGCAACATTAAGCTTTAGTTCCGGCAATTCAATTGCTGGTCTAGTTATAAAGACTAAAACAAGTAATGCCGTTCTTGAGTTCAATTCAAATGAATTGATTGTCGGTGATGTTACAAAAACAAAAGTATCAAATGCATTATTATCATTCAATGCTAATGAATCGATATTAGGAAGCATTACAAAAACCAAAGTATCGAACGCGGTGCTAGCCTTTATTTCTGGTAACTCTATTCTTGGCGATATAACAAAGACAAAAACACCTGCGTCTAGCATGTCGTTTTTAAGTCCAGGTTCTTTTGTTATCAATGGCGATATTACCAAAACCAAAGTATCAAATGCATTACTTGACTTTACAGCTAATTATTCATTATCTGGTGACGTAACTAAAACTAAATTACCAGCATCAGGAATGGTGTTTTTTAGTCCTGGATCATTTGTCATTAATGGTGATATTACTAAAACAAAAACAAGCAATTCAACACTGTTATTTAATTCCAACAGCATCATAGTTGGAGACGTTACAAAGACCAAAACAAGCAATGCAACGCTAGCATTCAATCAGAATCACGTATTATCCGGTGATGTCACCAAGACTAAAACACCGGATTCTGTATTTGAATTTATAAAAGCTGAGAATGCAATAAATGGAAGTGTTACCAAAACTAAAACAAGCAACGCATTATTCAATTTTACTGGCACGCGGTTTATCACTGGCGACATAACAAAAACAAAAACGCCATTATCTGTATTAAAATATTCCGGCGGTACTGGATGTTTTACAGTTGAAGAGGCCATTAATAAATTATTGCGTGATGTTGTTAATGAAATCCTTGCTCAGCCAGGCTTTAGTATCAGAGCAAAGCAAAAAGATTCGCCACGACCACGCGGTGCTTATGCTATTGTTGACTTTATCAGTGATACATCATTAGGGTGGGAGCAATTCGAATATGATGATAGGGTTGACAATAATCTTGATTCAACAGTACGCGGGATGCGTGAAATAATGATGTCAGTAGGATTTTACAGGGATTCGGCAATTGACAATGCCAGGAAGGTTAGAACCGGACTTGTAAAAGATTCTATTCAATCGTTGTTTTCTTTAGCTCGGGTTGGATTAATTAGACGTTCGCCTGTTACTAACATATCTAATGCGCTTGAGAATGGATGGGAAGATCGCGCCCAATTTGATGTGTTTCTTAGTGTAGTTGGGTGTGATGAGGATATAATAAACTCAATATGCAGTGTTGATATAGCGGGCGAATATCAAGAGCGTAAAACGAAATATAACTTTAACATAGGTGTACAAATATGAGTATTCCAGTATCAACCGTTGTGAGTGTCGGAATCACAATTGGCGCAACATTTCCGGCGCGTGCTGGGTTTGGTACGTTAAATATTGTAACCAAAGAAACCGGTGTTATTGGTATCGCTGAACGTGTTAGAGAATATTCTAATATCGAAGGTGTTGCCGCTGATTGGGGCGCAAGCACTGAGGTTTTAGCCTCTGCAACTGCTTATTTTGCGCAGCAACCAAAACCCACTAAACTGCTCGTTTCAACTCGATATGAAACAGATCAGGCTGCGCAATTGCGTGGTGGTTCTGTAGTAAGCGCGACAACATTGCTTGCTGTAGCAGATGGCAGTTTTTCAATTAGCATCGATGGTGCAGCACAGGACATTACCGGGTTAGATTTTACCGACGGTGAAACGGGCCTTGATGACATTGCGGCGTCTATTCAAACAGCATTGCAAGCTATTGCGTCTGGTGGCTTCACATTGGCAACGTGCACGCATGATGGTTCCAGGTTCTTTATTTCGTCGGGCACAACCG